AGATGTAAAAACAAAACAAACAACTGTCACCCCTCGCCCATACTACGAATGTTCTGTAGCAAAATTTAATACCCGACAAAAATGTGACTTGTATGCTTTTGTTAGGGTAAAAAATACAATGGATGTAGGTTGGTTTCTAGGGTCTATGGGACACGATGAGTACTATAACAAAGCTACTTTTCTAAAGAAGGGAGATGTAGACCCGTCAAATAATTTTACAGTAAAAGCAGACTGTTATAATTTAAAGATTGAGGAGCTAGTTATATGATTGATGTAACATACATAGATCACATGGGCAGTGACTTGAGTGTAGTCAATGCAGCACGTGTTAGCTTTGGTAAGAAGAGTGAGGCACTTGGTACATCAGGTGTAGTGGGTGAGACTATAACACCTATCCTCAATGACCCTGACACCAAGCTAATCAAGTACCTAGCAAAGCACAGACACATGTCACCCTTTGGTCATGTCTTTGCTTCGTTCCACGTCAAGGCTCCTATCTTTGTAGCTAGACAACTGGTCAAGCATAAGTTCCTACGATGGAATGAGATTAGCCGTAGGTATGTCGATGATGAGCCAGAGTTCTATAAGCCTGATGAGTGGCGTGGTCGTAGTGCTGACAAGAAGCAAGGTAGTGATGGTGTTGTTGATGTAGGTGATTGGGGTGATACAAACTGGGCCTGTCTTACTGCCTATAATGATCTACTGAAACACGGAGTAGCACCAGAGCAAGCACGTATTGTGTTGCCACAAAACACTATGACAGAATGGTATTGGTCAGGATCAATGGACGCCTTCTCTGATATGTGCAATCTACGGTGTAAGGGGGATACACAACTTGAGACTAGGCTAGTAGCTAATCAGATATGCGACAGTATGCATAAGCTATTACCTTTGTCTTGGAAAGCATTGAGAGGAGTATACGGATGATGGAGCTATCTCTAATTAGAACCCTACACGATCAGGAGTTCTATGAAGATCACAAGGGTATCAAATGCCCTGACAAGTTGTTCACTAAAGATGTACGTAAGATCAAGCGTGTCTTAGACAACGCTATGGAAAAGTATGACCGCACTATATCTACCTCTGAGTTAGAAGCTTTGTTCTTCTCTGAGTACAGTACCATGACTACAGCTAACAAGGTTCTCTATGAGGGTCTGTTCTCCAAGCTACGCAAAGAGGCTCCTATGTCTAGGGACGTAGCCTCAGATGTACTGTCAAGGATGTTTAGGCAGCACGTAGGAGAGCAGGTAGCTAACTTAGGGTTCGACTACGTTAACGGTAAGCTTACCTCTCTTGAGCCACTACGCCAAGTACTAGAGGCGCATGAGGATAACTTCATGCCCAACATGAATGTTGAGTGGGCTGACATTGATATTGATACGATCCTTGAGGCAGGACTACAGCAGTCTCAGTGGAAATGGAATATACCTAGCCTCGCCGGGCGCATAGAAGGCATAAGTAGTGGACACTTTATCATTGTGGGTGCTAGGCCCAACACAGGTAAGACAAGCTTCCATGCGTCTACTATTGCTTCACCTAAAGGTTTTGCAGAGCAGGGTGCTAAGTGTATGGTGTTGTGTAACGAGGAAGAGTATGTACGTGTAGCTGAACGCTACCTGTGCGCTGCTGCCAGTATGGATACAGATGAGATCAAGTCTAACTATGCGTTAGCTGCTGCAAGGTACAAGAAGGTGCGTGAGAAGATCAGCATGTTTGACAGCACAGGTAAAGACTTAGGTTGGGTAGAGAACATCATTAAGCATAGTAAGCCAGACATAGTTGTACTTGACATGGGTGATAAGTTTGCTGTAAAGAGTAGTGACAAGTCAGATGTATATCTCAAGGCTGCTGCTATCCATGCTCGGAACATAGCTAAGAAGTACAACTGTGCTATTATATGGATGAGTCAGTTATCAGCAGATGCACAAGATAAAGTTTATCTTGATCAGTCTATGCTGGAAGGTAGTAAGACAGGTAAGGCAGCAGAGGCAGACCTAATGCTGCTGATTGCTAAGAACCAAGTTACTGAGGGTGACGATGAGGATAGCCAACGTCATATAAATGTAGCTAAGAATAAGCTAAAAGGTGGATGGCATGGGGTTGTCCATTGCGAGTTAGACGGGGGTAGGTCACAGTACCTAGCCTAAAGGAAGGTATGTAATGCGTTTTGTATTAGATGTAGAAAACACGACAAAGAAGCGGAACGGCAAGCTAATGCTTGACCCTTGGGAGGAGGGAAACTTCCTAGTTAACGTAGGGGTGCGTGACGTAGACGATGGTACAGAAGCTTTGACGTTTGATCTACAACACAAAGAGTACGTTGATCAGACAGGCGTTGAGTCTAAGCGTATCCAGAAGATATTAGATCACACTACTCTGTTGATTATGCACAATGCACAGCATGACTTGGCTTGGCTTTGGGAGTGTGGCTTTAAGTATGATGGGGCTATATGGGATACTATGCTTGCAGAGAGTATTTTACTCAGAGGAAACAACATAGAAATATCAAATAAAGGAGTAGTCAAAAAGATATCTTTGTCTTTAGGTAACACTGCTATCCGTAGAAACCTTGACTTTCAAAAGGATGACACCCTAAAGAAGTATTTCAAAGAGGGTTACAACACTGATGAGATACCTTTATCAGAGTTGACGTTCTACCTTGAGGCTGACTGCAATACCACTGCTGCTTTGTTTCACTCACAAGCTGCAGACTTTATGTTGCCTGAGTCAGCAAGTCTAGGTAAGGTGAGAGACATTACGTTTGAGGTATGTAAGCTTCTTACACGCATGAAGGCTGACGGTATGAAGGTAGACCGCAAGGCTTTGGATGCAGTGCGTAAAGAGTTTGAGGATGAGCGTGGGTCAATTCAGTCACGCCTACAGATGCAGGTGCGTGAGGTTATGGGTGACACCCCAGTTAACTTGAATAGTCCAGAGCAAATGTCTCAGGTTATCTTTAGCCGCAAGCCTCACTCCAAGGATGATTGGCCTAACTTGTTTGATAATTGTAGGAAGCTACCTGACTTAAAGGAGATCGTAAATGCTAACAGTGACCTTCTGTATCGCACTGAGGCGTTCACTTGTCCGACTTGTGAAGGCAGTGCGCAAACGTACAAAGTAAAGAAAGATGGCAGTAAGTATGCAAGACCTAACAAGTGTAAGGACTGTGACGCCAGAGGCTATCAACTCAAGAAGCAAGCAAGAATGGCTGGCTTTGGTTTCTTCCCACCTAGCGCATCTTGGGTTAGTGCTAGTGGTTTTTCTACAGGCAAGGACATACTAGATATTCTAAGGTCTACAGCTATGGATAACAAGATGGACGTAGCTGTTAAGTTCCTTGAGGACTTGAAACGGTTGAACGCTGTGTCTAGCTACCTGTCTAGCTTTGTTGAGGGTATAGACACTTTCACTAAACAGAACGATGTACTGCACGTGTCACTAACGCAGCACATTACATCTACTGGTAGGTTTAGTGGGCGGGAGCCTAACATGCAGAACATGCCTAGAGGAGGTACGTTTCCTGTTAAGCGTGTGTTCATTTCACGTTGGGCTGGAGGTAAGATCATGGAAGCTGACTTTGCACAGCTAGAGTTTAGAGCGGCTGCATTCCTGTCACAAGACGAGACAGCTATGGAAGAGATCAACACAGGGTTTGACGTACATGCATACACTGCACAGATTATCTCTGACGCAGGTCAGCCTACTGCAAGGCAAGCTGCCAAGGAACACACCTTCGCCCCTCTCTTTGGGGCAACAGGCTTTGGCAGGACTAAGGCAGAGGCAGCGTACTACGCGCACTTCATTGCCAAGTACAAAGGTATAGCTAAGTGGCACAAGAAGCTAGGTGATGAGGCTATACGGTTCCAGAAGATAACCAACGTGTCAGGTAGGCAGTATGCATTTCCCGGTACTACTAGAAGGGAAAACAATACACCTACTAACTTCACTAGGATCAAGAACTACCCTGTCCAAGGGTTTGCTACTGGTGATGTTGTACCTGTTGTATTACTTGAGATTGACAAGAGGTTAAAGACTATGAACTCTTGTATAGTTAACAGTGTCCATGACTCAGCGGTCATTGACATACACCCTGATGAACAAAAGGAGGTTATAGATGTTATTGAAGATGTTAACAACAGTCTTAATGATATAATTGATAATTACTACGGCATAAAGATGAACGTACCACTACTTTTAGAAGCCAAGATTGGACCAAATTGGCTTGACACTAAAGATGTAATATGATATAACTGCGGTTCAAATAAAAGCTCAGAAAGGATATAATATGAGCAATGAGTTATCTACAACAATGGCAAGTGCAGACCTTGCTGCAGCTATGGGTTTCAGTGCAGATGCTGATATGTCTATGGGTTCTTCCAGCGGCCCTAACCTTGCACGACTAGCCCAAGTACAAGCTCCCATCATGAAGGAGCAAGTAGATGAAGACGGAGAACTAGAAGAGAAGGTAGTCGTACCCTTGGGGGCTTACAAGCTTACTGACTCAGAGGGCGTGACTGTGTATAGCCGTAGTGCCACCATTCGTTTGTTTGCACAGCGTCAGCAGTGGACACAATGGGATAGCGACAGTAACACCATGAACAAGACAGTCATGGCTACTGTACTCAAAGGGGATCTTAAAGACACCAAAGGTACGTTTAACCTTGGGCGACCTAGCAAGTACGTTAAAGATTGGGAAGCCTTAGATGAAGATACTAAAGCAATCATTCGAAGCGTTAAGAATACCAAGATACTGTTTGGTAAAGTTAAGCTAGGCAAAGTCACGGATGAGAATGGCAAGACTGTAAAAGGTTACGACTCGGAGGTTGACTTTACAATGGACGTAAAGAATGCAGACAGTAAGCGTTCATTGGATGCAGTACTTAAAGATATTGTACTTAAGAAGCTGGTGCCGATTGAGCATACAATAACACTTGCCGCTAATAAGGAGACCCTGCCTACAGGTAACAAGTATGCTACTATGGTAGCTAACTTGGGTACTAAGACTAAGATGGTGCCAGAGGATCACGCTACAGTACAGGCTTTCGTTGACTACATTGACTACGGTAACGAGTATGTACTTAGCAAGTGGAAGTCTTTACGTAAGCCTGATGTGGCTATAGACCCTGCTACACTTGACGCTATCGTGCAAGTAGAAGAAATTCCTTTCTAGGATGGACTTTGCACACGCGGCTGAACTACCCATTAAGATACTCATGCGTGATGCTACTTTAGGCCAAGCAGAAATGCCAGAAGCAATAATTGATAACGTTGCTTCTGATATATCGGCGGGACTAAACAAGCAGTTTAACGGGGGGCCAAGGGATAAGTTTAGGCTTAGAATGTCCAACATAGGACGCGCTAAGTGTCAACTCTGGTTTGAAAAGAATATGCCTTACGTTAAGGAAGACTTTCCAGACCAATTCATGATGAACATGATGCTAGGTGATATAGTTGAGGCAGTATTCAAAGGTATCCTACGCACTGCTGGTGTAGAGTTCCAAGACAATGAGTACGTATCGTTAGACTTAGGAGGAGGTAGACGTCCAATCAAGGGTGAGTATGACTTAGTGATGGCTGGCAGGGTAGACGATGTTAAGAGTGCATCTGATTACTCATACACTAAGAAGTTTGTTGACCTTGAGACACTACAGGCTAGTGATCCTTTTGGCTACGTAGCACAGCTTGTAGGCTACGCTACAGCAGCAGGTAAGAAG